ATGGTTACAAGCAAAGCACTAGGTCTATTTGACAACTTCAATCAACTCACACCCTACGCAGTTGGATATGATCGAATCTTCGATCAGCTTCAACTATATGCAAAAAATAATTTGCAGTCGCAAGGGTTCCCGCCGTACAACATCCAAAAGGGAGGTGACACTACCTACACAATTGAAATGGCTCTTGCCGGATTTGGTAAAGAGGACATTACGGTGGAATTGACCGAGAATACTCTATCGGTCAGGTCAGACAAGAAAGAAGAAGCCGAAGATGAACATACTTATCATCGTGGGATTTCTTATCGCAAGTTTGACCGTAAGTTTACACTAGCTGACGATATCGTTGTCAATAGTGCTGGACTTGAAAATGGAATGCTCACTATTGAACTTGAGCGTATTATTCCAGAAGAAAAGAAGCCTCGTATTATTGAGGTGAAATGATTGGAAGGGGGGGTTGACAAAACCCCCCCATTCCTTTATGATTATAGTATGATGAAAGGTATATTTGAATGATTGAAATGGAAAAACATGTTAAGCCTGCTGTAATTTTAGGTAAAGTGACTTTTGGACAAGACATTGTTAATGAACTTATAGAAGAAGTTGAAAGACTTAGAAATACAGGAAAAGATGCTGGCAATAAGCTTATTGGTCAACTTCACAATAATGAAAAATCAAAACAGATAGACATTGATCTTACTACTGATGTTGGTAAGATGTGGAAAAAGGTTATGAATGGTGTTGGTGATAAGTATCTCACTGACATGGTGGGCAGATTATCAAGATCAGATTGCTTTGAGGTTTGGACTAATCACGCATATGCTGGAGACTATAACCCTTATCATACTCATGGGTGCAACACCCTAGCAGGACTGTCTGGGTTTATGTGGTTAAGTAACCCCCAATCTATTGAAGATAAGTGGGAAGAATGGACTTCTAATATACCATCAGACGCACCAAGAATTCCAAGTTTAAATCATGCCAGTGGTGTTGTTGATGGATGGACTCAATGTATTTGGGACGTTACCAGCAACCAAGATACAGCAACCCTAAAGCCTGTTGGTGAGGAATGGTTTAAACCTACTGTTGGTCAGATGTGGATTTTTCCTAACTGGTTACACCACCAAGTCTATCCATTTTTTGGTGAAGGCGAAAGATTGTCTATTGCTATGAATTGGAATGTGTATGATTCTGATGAACAGATTTTGATGGGACGTTCTGAAGAACAAAAGAAAGAATTTTATGATATGCAAGACCGGCGTAAAAAAGAGAAAGCAGTTTTAGAAAAAGCTAAAGAAGATGGTTTCTTTGAGAAAGAGGTAACTTAGTGCTGGACTACAAATATAATGAAGGACATGCTCTTGATGAATTGAGAGAGTATATCGACTCCACCTATGATGAACACTACAGCAAGAACAAGTTTCAAGCTACAGAGTTCATCATAGATGGTGGTCATGGTGAAGGTTTCTGTATCGGAAACATATTAAAGTATGCTCAACGGTATGGAAAAAAAGATGGAAAGAATAGAAGGGACTTGCTAAAAGTAATTCACTATGGTATTATAGCGTTATACATTAATGAAATGGAAGAGAGCGAAAATGAAACTAAGTGATAATACAATTTCTGTGTTGAAGAACTACTCTACAATTAATCAGAACCTAATGATTAATATGGGGTCAACACTGAATACAATGTCTGCTATGAAAAATATTGTGGCTAAAGCTACAGTTGAAGAAACATTTGAGAAAGATGTTGCTATCTATGACTTGAATGAGTTTCTTGCTTGCATGTCTCTATTTACAAATCTGGATTTAGATTTTCAAGATAATTTTGTTGTGATGAAAGGCGAGACTAACAACTCATTAAAATATTGGTATAGTGATCCATCCGTAGTTACAACAGTAACTAAAGAAATTACAATGCCAGAATGTGAAGTTAACTTTACTCTATCAACTGAACAATTATCTGAGATTAATAGGGCAGCTGCAAGTATCAATGCGCCTGATATGGTACTGGAAGGTGGTAATCTTAGAGTTACTGATAAGAAAAATGACACTGCTAATGCATATCATGCAGAAATTTTCGATGAAGAATCAGATGCTGTTGATTACAAGTTCTGGTTCAAGGTTGAGAATCTAAGGCTTATGTCTGGAACATATGATGTCAATGTGTCTTCTAATAAGATCAGTAACTTTAAAAATGCAAATTTTGACATTAAATATTTTATTGCTCTTGAACCAGAATCATATTACGGTTGAGGTGAGGAATGGAAGATTTTTTATGGGTAGAGAAGTATCGACCTAAAACAATTGAGGAGTGTGTGCTACCAGATGCGCTGAAACAAACGCTATCAGAGTTTATTTCTAAAGGTGATATACCAAATCTAATTCTGTCTGGTGGTCCCGGCGTTGGTAAAACAACTGCTGCTAAGGCCATGCTAGATGAACTTGGTTTAACTTATATGTTTATCAATGGTTCTGAGGAGTCAGGTATTGATGTTCTCAGAACCAAGATTAAGAACTTTGCTTCCACTGTGTCTCTGCATGGTGGTCGCAAATATCTTATTCTGGATGAGGCAGACTATCTAAATCCACAATCAACACAGCCTGCGCTGCGTGGGTTCATTGAGGAGTTTCATAAGAACTGTGGCTTCATTCTAACCTGTAACTACAAGAATCGTTTGATACCACCATTACATTCTCGTTGTAGTGTGGTGGATTTTACAGTTCCAAAATCAGAGAAGAAGGAACTGGCTGAACAATTCTTCAGAAGGGTTATGAATGTTCTCGTTGTAGAGGATATCAAATTTGAACCTAAAGCAGTTGCAGAGGTTATTAACAAGTTCTTTCCAGATTGGAGAAGGGTTCTAAATGAGCTTCAAAGATACTCTGTGTCTGGCAGAATTGACGCTGGAATACTTGTAGATATTTCAGAGATAAATATCAAAGAACTTATGCAGTCTATGAAACAGAAGGAGTTTACTAATGTTCGCAAATGGATTGTCAACAATATTGACAATGATCCTACTCGTTTGTTCCGCCGTCTTTACGACAACTTGTACGATTATATGGATGGTTCTAGTATTCCCCATGTTGTTGTTATTCTGGGTGAGTATCAGTATAAAGCAGCGTTTGTTGCAGATCAAGAAATCAACATGCTTGCTTGCCTGACAGAGATTATGTCTAGGGCAAAATTTAAATAAAAACTTACTTGACAACCGCATTCTTATGTATTATAAATAAATAGAGTTATTTGTATTACATGGAGAATGCGGTGTCACTTACAAAATATCTTCATCAAGTAAAGCCGAGAGAGGAATCCTATGTTAATCATGTGGACAGGATTCAAGGTTTATTATTTGAAGAATGGTCAAAGGCGAATGTAGCGATATCACTTAAAAAATATCCCCAACGCCGTGAGCATTTTCTTAAAAAATATAAGAACGAAGAAGAATTTATTTTAAAAACCTCTCCAGACCCCGTGAAATTTGTTTACGATAAAGGGGTTTATGATAAGATTGAAAGTGAAGATTTTAAGGTTATCTTTAAAGATTCTAGTGGAAACACTTATAAATTTAACGACATCGCAAAAACAGCAGAATTTGGCGGTAAAGGTGCCGGTGCTGGCACTGCTAAAGAAGATGCTGAATTGAAATCTTTGCAAAATCAAATAATATCAGAAATTGAAAAATCATCTAAAGCAACTGTAACTATTGACATTAATGGCACTAAACACGAAATTACTGCTGCTGTTACAACTCCCGGCACCCCCAAATCAGATTTCCATTTACTTGATACAGAAGGTGTTGAGGTAGTTTGGATATCGGCAAAGGATGGACGGAGTGCTAAAGACCATCAACAGTGGGGTGGAATGTCTAAAAGAAAAGAACCTGATATATTTAATCACAGAGAAACAAAATCTTTTATATCAGATTTGAAAAAAGAATTTCCTGATGGTTTGCCAAATACTATTACTTTATACCGTAAAATAAAGGATAAATCTTTACAAAAGAAAGCTGTAT